GAAGAAATACCTTCATCTGTATTATCATTAACAACAAGTGAAGGACCGTATACATATGATGAAATATCAATAATATTAAATGGTCCAGAATGGACTGATGATAGACAAATGCCATGAGTACAGTAAATAGAGGAATCATTACTAATGGTCTAATTTTATCTTTAGATGCTGCTAACCCTAAATCAATAGTTAGTGGTAGTACGGTATGGAATGATTTAGGAAGAAATAGTAATAATGGTGTATTGACGAATGGGCCAATATATAATTCAAGTAATGGTGGTAATATAATATTAGATGGTAGTGATGATTTTATTACTTTAGGTAATGATAGTTCTTTGCAAATAACAAATAATTTAACATTATCATTTTGGTTTAAAACCGTTTCTTTAAGTATTACTCAAACTATTGCAGCTAAACAATGGTGTAACGGTAATCAATTCTCATATTCTTTATCAATATTAACAAATGGAAAAATTGAATGGTATTGGATTCCTAGTGGAAACTGTAGTGGAAACCCAACTGGTACTTATACTACTAATAGTTCTGTTATAACTACAAATACATGGAATAATGTTAATGTTGTGCATACATCAACCTCAATTAATATTTATGTTAATGGAATATTAGCCCCATCAACTTTGGTAGGTAGTTATTCATCATTATTCAACAGTACAAGTCCATTAAATATTGGTATATATAGAAATCTAGGTGGTAGTTACTCTAGTGCTTTCAATGGTAATATATCAAATATACAAATATATAACAGAGTTTTAACAGCTACTGAAGTTTTACAAAATTATAATGTAACAAAATCTAGGTTTGGATTGTAGTTTATTTTAACAATTCAACATATTTATTATAAAATAACATTACTGGATAGGGAAAGTAAATATTATGCCAAACGAATTTAACATTAAGAATGGGTTTATCTCAAATAATAACTCATTTATCACTGGTAACTTATCAGTTACCGCTTCTACTCAATCAATTTTTTCTGGTACTAGTTCCGTTGAAATGGTTAAAATCATTCAAGATGGTTCTGGTGACGCATTTGTTGTTGAAGACCAATTTAATGGTGATGCTTCACACTTTGTAGTAAACGCAACTGGTAATGTTGCTATAGGTCTAACACAACCATTAGGGTCTGATAAATTAACAGTATCTGGTAATACAACTGTTTACGGTACATTAAGTGCAACAACATTTGCTGGTGATGGTTCTAGTTTAACCAATCTTCAAGCACCATATGGCTTAATAAACGCAATATCAAGTGGAAACTTTTTAATATAAAATAATAAATAAATAAAAATTAATTATGGCAAATACATCATTAAATACACTCCCAATTTATACAGCATCTGGGGATACACAATGGTCAGTTTCAGCAACAACTGCCAACACAACCAAAGATTTATCTACTGGTACTATTTTTACTGCATTTACAGCGTCAGTAACTGGTGGTTATGTACAAAGAATACGTTTTAAGCCTCTAGGAACAAACGTAGCAACTGTAGCTAGGGTTTGGATAAACAATGGTTTAACGACTGCTACAGCAGCTAATAACACCTATTGGGATGATATTTCACTTCCAGCAACAACTGTGTCTGAGGTATCAGCTCAACCAACATTTGAACTTCCTTTAAATATTGCGTTACCAGCTAACTATAAAATATTAGTTACATTGGGTACAGCGGTAGCGGCTGGTTATACGATAACAACAATTGGAGGTAAATATTAAAATTATGTTTGAATATATTTTATGTGAATTCCAATATGGATATGAAGGTCAATTATACCAAGAAATAAATAATGGGACAGTGGTTAGATTAACAGATTTAGATGGTAATTCACTTGAATTACAGAATGAATATGGTTATTACGTAGTTGATAGTAACCCACCTAGACCTACGTGGTCAAATTAATAAGAATATGATAGACGTTTTTAACATTAATAATAATAGTTTGACTAACCAAGTGTTTTACCATAAAGGTGCAAACGCATGGCAAGTATGGCATAAACCATCTAATTGTAATTTTGTTAATTTTTATTTATTAGGTGGTGGTGCTGGTGGTCAAGGTGGTGATGTTGGGCCAGGTTCTACTAGAAATGGAGGGCCAGGCGGTGGTTCAGCCGCAATGGCTTATATCACAGTTCCAGCATTTGCTTTACCAGACATGTTATACGTTTTGGTTGCTTCTGGTGGTACTGGTGGTGCTTCTAATTCTGGTCGAGGTGGTGCTGGTGGTTTATCATACATATCATCACAACCAGATAACACATTTTCACCTTATAATATTTTAATGCAAAGTGGTACTGCTGGTGCTGGTGCTACTCTTACAACTACTGCTGGTGCTGTAATCACAACTAATAATGTTGTTTTGGCTGAAATAGCTTTTTTATCAGCATATGCTGGTCAAACTGGTGGTGCTGGTGGTGTGTCTAGTGGTTCTGGAACAAATGTAACACCAACTGGTTTACCAACAACGCCTGGTGCTGGTGGTTCTGGTGTTTCTTCTGTAGGTACATTGGGTACATCTGCTAGTATTTTATCTATTTTAGATTTCCCTAGAATTAATGGTGGTATTTCTAATACGACCACTGGTGCAACAGCTGGAAATGATGGGTATTCAACAAGACAAAACTTTATTGGTCCTAATTTTAAGTATCCAATGTTTTTTACTGGTGGAGCTGGTGGTGGAGCGTCAAGTACTGGTATCGGTGCCGCTGGTGGTAATGCATCTTATGGTTGTGGTGGTGGAGGCGGTGGAGCTGGTAACACTATTTCTGGGGTTGGAGGAAAAGGTGGTGATGGTCTTGTAATAATAACAACTAGTTAAAACTAAAATATGTTAGATACGTTCAATATAAATGATGGTAGTGTTAAAAGAAGTGTTTTTTACGGTACTGGTTTAAATTCTTGGCAAACATGGCATAAACCACAAAACTGTAATTTTGTTCATTTTTTCGTGTTAGGTGGTGGTGCTGGTGGTGGTGGTGGTGAAGGAGCTGGTTCTGGTACTGCAAGACGTGGTGGTGGTTCTGGTGGTTCTAGCGGACATGTAATTGCTTTGTTTTCAGCGTCTCAAATACCAGATACTCTTTTTTTAGAAGTAGGTCATGGTGGTTCTGGTGGTTCTGGTGGTGCTAGTCCTAGTGCTGGTGCGTCTGGTTCTTTATCTTATGTAATGATATACCCAGATTCTGCGTTTACTGCTACAAATGTTTTGTTACAAAGTGGTGCTATTGCCGCTACTGGTGGTGCTGCTGGTAGTACTACTGGTGCTGCTGGTGCTGCTGGAACATTTTGGACTGGAACTGGTTCGATACTTTGGCAAATGTCTTTATCAATTAGTTACGCTGGTTTTGCTGGTGCATTGGGACAAACTACTCCACCGCCAAATAACACAGCTATAAGTGGAATAACAACTGGTGGTGGTTGTGGTGCTGGAACGAATGGTGCTACACCTCAAAATGGTGGTAGTATTATTGGTGGTGGAATAGTACCAACAATTTCTGGTGGTACAACTGTATCAGTAGATGGTTCTAGTGGTTATATGTCTTTAGTGCCTAATAATGTAGGTGTATCATATCAACAAATGATTTTTACTGGTGGTGCTGGTGGTGCGTCTTCAAATTTAGGTTCTGGTGGTACTGGTGGTAATGGTGCTTATGGTTCTGGAGGAGGAGGTGGTGGTGCTGGAATTACATCTTCTGGTGGTAATGGTGGTTCTGGTGGTAATGGACTTATAATAATAACAACATGGTAATTATACAATAATGATAGATATATTCAATTTACCTAGTAATACGGCAAATAATCAAGTATTTCATGCAGTTTCATCTGGTAGTACACAATGGCAAACATGGCAAAAACCTAATGGTGCTAAAATGGTGTATTTTTATGTATTAGGTGGAGGTGGTGGAGGTGGTTCTGGTAGAACTGGTGCTGTCAACACTGGAGGTGGAGGCGGTGGTGGCGGTTCCACTAGTATTTCTATGGGTCTTTTCCCAGCTTGTATGTTGCCAGATATTTTATATGTTAGTGTTGGTAAAGGTGGTACTGGTGGTGCTAATAATACTAATGGTGGTTCTGGTGAATTATCTTATATTTGTATCTCGGCATCAACAAACGTTAACTCAATACTTATGCAAAGTGGTGAAGTTGCCGCTGGTGGAGGTGGTACTGGTACTTCTTCTTTACGTGGTGATGGTGGTCTTGCTGGTACTGTTTGGGTTTATACCAATGATATATGGTCTCAATTGGGTCAAATATCAGCAATAGCTGGTCAAGCTGGTTCTAATGGTGGTTCAACTGCTGGTGCTGGTGTTAATCTTGCTTTAACATTACCAGTTTCTGGTGGTGCTGGTGGTGGCGGTGAATCATCAAATGCTTCATCTTTTAAAGGTGGTGATATAACTAGTACAATGTATGGTTTTACAACTTTAGTTGGTGGAACACAAGATGTCACCGCTAGTACGGTTAATGGTACTGCTGGATACACTTATTCATTCCCAACTTTTAATACGTCAACAAGAGGTCCAATGTTATTTACTGGTGGTGCTGGTGGTGGTGGTGTAAACACTTCTGGTAGAAATGGTGGTGCTGGTGGAATTGGTTCCTTTGGTTCTGGAGGAGGCGGTGGTGGTGCAGCCTATGGTGGTACTGGTGGTCGAGGTGGTAATGGTGGTAATGGATTAGTTATTATTGTTTCTTGGTAATCAATCTTCATCGTATAACCCCTTTTTAGGTTGACATCTATCTCTGATTAATTTTTCAACAAAAGCAAACAAATCAAATTAATTGTTAGATTTTTTTATATCTCGATTAACTTTACTACATAATGGTTGTAAGTTACTATAATGATTTAACCTAATAACATCTTCTTCATTTGTGGCAGTTGAGGATGGTATGATATGGTCAATATCCCATCCGTGATTTAATTCACCATTATATAACCCATAGTTGTCCCATGTCATCCATGACTCAAACTTAGACTCTAGGTGTTCTTTAAATTTTTCAAATGAACAACCTAAAATAATATATGATTTAGAATTTTTATTAAAACCACCTTTTTTAAAATCATTATATAATCTAGTTCGTATATTAACTTTTAATCTAAAAATTGGGTCAATTTTCTTTCTTAATTTTATATTTTGATTATTTCTATTAATTATTTTTAATTTATTTTGTTTATAGTATTTTTGTTTTTTCAATTTAACTTCTTCTTTATTATTTCTATGATAATTAATAGACCTAGTTTTTTCTCTATCTATATTTTTAATATAATTTTCTTTAGCTTTTTTTTGTAGTTTAGGTTTATTCAGTTTATACCATTCACTTTTTTTAATGGTATTTTTATTTTTATTTATTTCACGATATTTCTTTTGTAATTCCTTGTTACATAACACACAATATGATATAGGTTTTTTACTAGTTTTAGATACATAAAACTCATCTACCGTTTTTTCAATTTCACATTTAACACAAAATTTAGTTTCCATTTTACAAATATACTAAAAATATTTTAAAATGTGTTAATCTTCATTATACATATCTTTTTCATTATTATAATTTTGTTTTAAAATACAATTACGTTTAATTAAAACTTCTATATATGCAAACATTTTAAGACCATTTTCCTCACAATATTGTTTTAACATTTCGTGAGTTTTTGGTGTAATTTTTAAGTTTTTATCTCGTTTCATAACACTTTTCTCTATAAGTATGATAAAAGTATGATAAAATTCATACTAATTCATATTTATATTTTTAATTGGCCTTACTTTTGAAAAAAAGTTAATATTTATAATAAAACGATAAATAACATAAAACAAAAAACAAAATTATGCCAAATAAAGTATTTGTAAGCCCAGGGGTTTATACATCTGAAAAAGACTTATCTTTTGTAACTAGTCAGATAGGTGTAACTACGCTAGGTTTAGTTGGAGAAACAACTATAGGCCCAGCATTTCAACCTATATTCATTGACAGTTATGATAACTTTAAAAACTTTTTTGGGAAGTGTAACGCTACAAAGGTTAAAGATAACAACGCTCCTTTATATGAGTTACCATATATCGCTAAAGAATATTTAAATCAATCTAACCAATTGTTTGTAACAAGAGTATTAGGTTTATCTGGGTTTGAAGCTGGTCAAGCTTGGGGTATCACATTAGATGCTGCATTAGACTTGTCAACGACTGCTACGACAACCACTACTTCTTATTCACCATTATTATCATTTACAGCTACATCAGCAAACACTAATGTAACTATTGTTAGTAATGACCCATTATTACAACAAATCATCAATAGTGGTGATTTAGATGATACATTAGCTACATTATCACAAGGACCAACTGGTACTACGTATGTTGTTACTGGTAACATTAAAAATAACGGTATATTCAGTGGTTTAACTACAACAATGTATCTTAATAAATTAGGTACTGTTGGTGCGTTTATTACTGGTACAACAACTGGTGTTACAGTTCATTATACTGGTACTGGTTATTCAGACACTGAAGATAAATTAGTTGCCTTGTTACGTTCTAGAGGTGGAATTAATGGTGATACTCAATTACCAGCATACGAAATAACTGGAACAACAAACGGTCCAACATTTGTTTCTTCAATTACTGCTGCATTAACTGACCCATTAGCAGAATTCTCATTATCTGGTACATCTAATACTCAAGGAAAATTCAATTATTCTTTATCATTAGATAACACTAAGAAAAGTTACTTACCAAAAGTATTAGGTAGAACAAATAATGATGGTAAAACTGCAATATTCGCTGAAGAATTTTTTGAGCAAATGTTTGACACATTAGATAAAGCTGGTAAAATCAGAGGTATCAATCAAACAATGATTAAATATGCTAATTCTTTCAATGATTACAAACAAGAATACAAACCAGCTGTTACTCCATATGTTGTTTCTGAATTACGTGGTACGAAAGTATTAAGATTATTCAGATTCTGGACTATTTCTGATGGTAATGCTGCAAACGAACAATTTAAAATTTCTATTAGAAACATTAAATTAGATACTAAAGAGTTTGATATTGTTGTAAGAGCTTTTGGTGATAATGATACACAACCTACAGTATTGGAATCGTTCTCAAGAGTAACAATGGACCCAACTTCTGTTAACTATGTTGCTAGAAGAATTGGTACATTAGACGGTAACTTCCCTTCAAAATCAAGTTATGTTTTGATTGAATTAGATGACACTAATGACACTTCAGAAGCTTTCCCAGCTGGTTTCGTTGGATACCCAATGAGAAATTACCAAGCAGCTAGTAATAGTGGTGTTGTTTCACCTAACTTATTATTCCAAACTGCTTATGGAGAATTTGATACTTATAGTCAAATAGGTAAAAAGTATTTAGGTTTATCTGACCTTGTTGGTATTGATGCTGATTTCTTTGACCATAAAGGTGTTGAATTTAGTGCTTTAACAAAAGGTTTCCATATGGATGTGGATGCAGCTTCAGCTTTAATTGATAACCAAGCGTTCTCTTTTGAAGTAGGTGCATACGAATTTAGAAGTGAAGCTGGTGTGTTAGGTACTAAATATGAAAAAATTAGAGCTCGTAAATTCTCATTTGTACCATTTGGTGGTTTTGATGGATGGGATATTTATAGAACTAGAAGAAGTAATTTAGATTCATTCTTAATCAACGGTACATTAGGAAGTAAAGGTAAAATTAGTGGTGCATTTAAATCTAGAACATTATTTAACGGTGATGCTGCAATAAACTCTGATTACTATGCATACTTAGAAGCAATTTGGACATTCAAAAACCCAGAAGCTGTTAACGTTAACGTGTTTGCAACTCCAGGTATTGATGTAATGGATAATGGTAACTTAGTTGAAGAAGCAATTGATATGGTTGAAAACGACAGAGCTGACTCATTGTACATTGTTACAACTCCAGATACTGATAGTGGTGGTGATGTAATGACTGCTGGTGATATTGCTGATTTCTTAGATGGTACTTTTGATAGTAACTACACATGTACTTACTGGCCATGGATTCAAGTTGATGACACTGAAAACAATGTTTATATTTGGATGCCAGCGACTAGAGATGTGGTAAGAAACATAGCATTTACAGATAAGAAAACAGCTCCATGGTATGCGGTTGCTGGTATCGAAAGAGGTACTGTTAACGCTATCCAAGCTAGAAAAAAATTAACATTAGACGAAAGAGATACTCTTTATGATGCAAGAATTAACCCAATTGCTACTTTCACAACTGAAGGTATTAAAATCTGGGGTAACAAAACTCTTCAAATTAAAGATACAGCTCTTAACAGAATCAACGTTAGAAGATTGTTATTACAAGCAAGAAAACTTATTTCTGCTGTTTCTATCAGATTATTATTTGAGCAAAACGATGCAGCTGTAAGAAACCAATTCTTATCACTTGTAAACCCAATCTTAGACAGTATTAGAAGTCAAAGAGGTTTAACTGATTTCCGTGTGGTGTTATCAAACGACCCAGAAGATTTCGACAGAAATCAATTGACTGGACAAATATTCTTGAAACCAACAAGAGCATTAGAGTTCATCCAATTAGAGTTCGTAATTATGAATACTGGTGCGTCATTCGACAACGTATAATTAGAATTAAAAATAAAGCAATAAAGCTCTCTTTTGAGAGCTTTTTTGTTTTTATAGATATTTATTAGTATGAAGATAATTAAAATTACAGCAGAGCAATTTAATAGATTACTTTTAAAGGAAGCTAGTGAGAAGAAAGTAACATTTAATTACTCTATTGAGATGATATTGGCTATGGGTAAAATATTAGGGTTAGATTTAAAAAATTATAATCTAGAAGTAGCTAATAAACAATTAAAGCAAGAGTCAACATACACTAAAATCAAACTTATTTTAGATGATAAAGAAGAGTTAAATAAGATAATTGAAGATTTAGTAAATAAAGGATTGATTGATGCCGATAAGAAATTTAAATATGATGCTGAAAAGATTGTAGACAATTATAATTCAATATCAAAAGAAAATGGTTTTGAATGTAAACTTAAACATTCTGAAGTAATAAATAATATTTTAAAAAATAAATAATTTTTATAACTAAAAATAAAAATATTTTAAGTTTTAACATATTTATAATAAAAAACAACAAATAATAAAATTAAATAAAAAACTAGAACATTATGGCTGATTTATTGATGAAAATGCCCTTACCATACGAACCTAAGAAAAAGAATCGTTGGTTATTAACTTTCCCAGCAGATTTAGGTATCCAACAATGGTGGTTATCAACTGCTTCTAGACCTTCAATTACTCAAAATGAAGTTGAGATTCCTTTCTTAAATACTTCTACATGGGTTATTGGTCGTTTTACATGGGAATCAATTGATGTAACTTTCCGTGACCCAATTGGACCTTCTGCTGCACAAGCAATTATGGAGTGGGTTCGTTTACATTCAGAATCTATTACTGGTCGTCAAGGTTATGCCGCTGGTTACAAACGTCCAGTTGACTTAGAATTACTTGACCCAACTGGGGTTGTTGTAGAGAAATGGTTGTTAGACGGAACAATGTTAACTAACGTATCTTTTGGTGACTTAGGTATGGATGATGACGGTATCGCTGAGATTACTGCGACATTACGTTTCGATAGAGCAATATTATTATTCTAATAAAACAATACAAAAATAAAAACACTAAAACCTAGGAGACTAGGTTTTTTGTTTTATTTAAACTATTTATAATTAAAAATATTATGAGAAGATTTGATAAAAATGTAAAAATAGAAAAAGCTAATTTATTGGTTGAACAAAGATATTTACAATCTAAAGGTTTAATTAAAGAAGGCTATTTTGCTGACCCTATGTCTAAACATACTAGAATTAATTTTAATGGGAGAGATGCTGAAGTAATCGCTTTTGAAGCTAATCCATACCAAGAAGTGTCTTACACTATTAAATACGATGATAACGGTGAAGAAGACCAAATTACTGGAGGTGACGAAAGAATAAAAATAATTAAATAACATAAAACCACTTCAAAAAGTGGTTTTTTTATTTTATACAAATTCTATTTACAAAAAAACTTATTTATCTATATTTATTTTTAAAGTTATAACAAATAAAAATAAGTTTTGATATGGATAAAAAACCAAATGTTTTCCCTCAAAGAGAACAACCACAAGTCAATTTAACTGATGCTGAAAGAATAGCTAATTTCGAACAAGAAAAAGCTATGGCTACTAATGAAATTTATGAAAATTCAAAAATATCAGATGAATTAAGTTACGCTCACAAAAATGCTGTTGAAATGATGAAGCAGCGTACCCAAGAACAAATTCAAAGAAAAAGTTACGAAGGTATGGTTATTGAACCACAATTATCTGAAAACGCACCTAAAAAAGTAGATAATAATGCAGATTTAGTACGTAAAAGAGATGAACAGTTAAGAATGAATCAACAACAAACTCAAAATTATCAAAATATGTATGAAGAATCATACAATAGAGTAAGTAATAATAATAATAATAGTAATATGGAACAACAAAATAGGGTGACTAATACGCCACCGCCACCAACACCGCCATCAGTGCCGCCAGTTAATAATTCGTATGAAAACTATGGTCAAAATCCTAGTAATATTGACCCACATATTTATGAATTAAGTCAACCTAATTATAACGCACCATTTGATTTAATTCCTTTACCGTCAAGAGGTAAATTATATAGAAGTAAAAAACCTAATATTAAATTAGCTTATATGACTACTGCTGATGAAAATATTTTATCATCACCAAACTTATTACAAAGTGGACAGTTTTTGGAAATATTAATGAATAGAAAAATATTGGAACCAGAAATTAGATATAAAGATTTAACTATTGGTGACAGAAATGCTATCATGTTATGGTTAAGAGCGACTGCGTATGGTGAAATGTATCCAGTAACAATTTTAGATGAATTGGGTGACCCATTTGAAACTGAAATTAATTTAAATGAACTTAAAGAAAATGAATTGGTTGCAGAACCAGATGAAAAAGGTGAGTTTTTATTTGAATTACCGATAACTAAAAATGTAATTAAATTTAAATTTTTAACATGTGGTGATGTTGATGATATTGAAAGAATATTAGAAAAAGAAAGAGAAAGAAATGTTTTAGTTAATAACGCTTCGACTTATAGATTAGAAAGACAAATTGTTGAAGTTAATGGAAACAGAGATAAAAGATATATTCAAGATTTTGCTTCATCATTAAGAATTGCAGATGCTAAGGCATTTAATACGTATGTTGAATCAATTGAGAGTGGCATTGACCTAAATATCAATGTGGCGACCCCAGGGGGAGGGTCTGTCGCTACCTTTCTTCCCCTTAGCGTCACATTTTTTTGGCCTAACATCCGACTATAAACCTATTTTATTAGAAGAGATTTACATATGTACGCAATACTTAAAGAATGTCACATATAATGACGTTTTATCAATGCCTACATATGAAAGAAGATTCTTTTTAAATATGTTAATAAAAGAGACCAAAGAGAAAGAAGAACAAATTGAAGAATTAAAAGAAAAAGAGACTAATAGTAAAAACACTGGAAAAGGTAGTAGAGAAACTAGAGTTTCTGGTGAGTCATTAAAAACACAAATGAAAAATGGTATGATACCGTTACAATAAGTCCCCATTTTAATGGGGATTTTTGTTTTTTGTAATATTTATATAAAAATAGCTAAAACATGAACAAAAAAATAGTTATAACTGAATCACAGTTTAAAAGACTTAGAAATCTAATTAAAGAAGAATTATTATTGGAAGATAAACTTTTCAATCAAATATCTGCTATATTCCGTAATGTTGAAATCAAAAATGAAAATGATGCAAAGACTTTATTGTCTAAGCCAGAAAGCAAACCTTTATTTACATACATTGAGAACGCAGTTAATAATTCATTAAATGCTAGAGTACCAAAACAAAAGGCTGAGTACATTAAAACGCTTAAAAATAGGCTAAAATCTATATTTAAAATGCAACAAAAACCAGATGATGAAGTATTAACTATTCTTGTTGACGTTTTAAATGGTTATGCTAAAATTAAAAATGTTAATAACTTTGAAAACATTGTTGAAATGTTAAAACAAGCCAACACATCTGGTGACCAATCAACAAAAGCAAAATCAATAGATGATTTACTTAATAGACCAATGGGTCCATCTAATCAACAAAACCAAGAACCTAATGATAAGTCTGCTGCTGCAAATGGTGAAAATGCAAAAACTGAAGTTAATCAAATGATTTATGATTTTGTTCAAGTTTTAAACGAATTAAAAGAAAATGATGTTTTAACTATTAAGTTACCTAGAATGGATACAATGGAATTAAAATGTGTTGATAATAAATCTAAATACAGCATTTTTTTCACTTTAGCTGATAATGAGGACACTGCAACAGAAAAAATTGAGTTTCCTAAAATACCAGAAAAATATAAATTTAACGAAGATAGCCCAGTACCTAATTTTGATGTTATGTCAGTCGAATATATTAATGATGAAGGTGTTATAACTAAAAAGAAAGAAATGGTTCAAGGTATTTATGAGTGGGATATTGCTGTAGGTGATAGTAATGAGGAACCTACTGAAGAATTATCAACAGATGAAATTGAAAATGAAATTGAAGACCCAAATGTAACTGTTGAAGAATTTATTGACGATATGATGAATGATGATAATAGTGCTAGCAATAGAAGTGCTTTAGCGTTATATAATCGAATTAAAAAAGATAGAGACTTTATGGAGGTTCAAGGTGGTAAAAATCCTTCATTCTTAAAGTTATTATTCGCTAATTTGGCTGGTAAGAAAGTTGAAGCTAAAAGAGGTAATATCCCAGTTTTAGCTAGTACTGCTCAATTCTTTGATGATAGGATAACTAATAAATTAGGAGAAAATTTTATAGAAAACAAAACAGTGTTTTTTAGACCTTTAGAAAACATAGAATTACCATATGTTGAACTTAAATACGACTTTACAGATAGAACACGTAAACCAGCTGCTAAAGTTTTCGAGTTAAAAGCTAATTCAGATTATAAATTTAAAGAAGCGGTAAAAGTAAAACAATTTTCAATTGATGAGTTAAAGTATGGTGAGTACAGAGTATTGGAAAACGCATATTATCAATTTAGAATTATAGTTAAAGAAAAAGGAACGCAAGAAAATACTTTTAATTGTGATGTTTTCAAATATTATAAAGATGGTGGTGGTAATCAAAAAGTTTCAAAAAAATCAAACGTTTTAATAGAATTTTTGGATTCTGATGGTTATAAAACAAATAAAACTAATACAATTTAATAATGGCTAAAAGTAGAAAACAAATAGAAGAAGAAGCTAGGATAGTCTTGCAGATGCTTGAAAAACAAGTTAATCTGCAAAATTCAGTAAATAGTAGTTATGACAAATACATTGAAGCTGTTAAGAAATATAAAGATATTCAAGCAACTTTAACGAAATCTATTGAACTAGAAAGAATTACTAGAAAAAAGATTTTAGACCATCAAAATGGTGTTAATGTATTATCAGCTCAACAATTAATTGAAGAACAGACTAAATTAAAAATTTTAGAAAAACAAAACTTCCAATTATCACTTCAAAGAAAATTATATAAAGATACTTTAAAAGAAGTTAACGCAATGAAATTAGCGTTAGCTGATTCTGTTTTACCTACTTTAAAAGCTTTGGAAAAAATTCCAGGACTTTTTAAAGGTGCTTATAGTAACCTTAAAGGATTAGGGTTATTTGAAATGGACAAGGCGATGAAACAATCAGCTTTATCTATGGGTATCCTAAGTAAAGAGTCTGGTGGTTTCAGAGGTTCTATTATATCGGCATCAAAACAAACTGCTATTTTAGGTATTGGTATTAAAGAATTATCTCAAATACAAGCACAATATAGTGAAGGTGTAGGTACTACAGCTTTAATGTCTGAAAGGACCTTAAAAGCGTTGGGAGAGATGGCTGCTGCGACTGGGTTAGGTGCTGAAGGTACAGCTCAAATGGCTGTTGATATGAGAAACCAAAATGTTTCTGCTGAAAACACAGCAAAATTTGTGGAACAAACAATGAATAGTTCTCATAAATTGGGTGTTGATGCTTCAAAGGTTGTTAAATTAGTTTCTAAAAATATTAAAATGCTAAACAAATATAACTTCAAAGATGGAGTTAAAGGTTTAGCTAAAATGGCACAAACAATAACCAAATTGGGTGTTGATATGGAATTTGCTGCTGGTTTTGCTGATAAACTTTGGGATGTTGAGGGTGCTGTTAATATGTCGGCTCAATTACAAGTTATGGGTGGTGCATGGGCTCAATTAGCCGACCCTTTCCATTTAATGTATATGGCTCGTAATGACATGGCTGGGTTAACGGAAGAAATTGGTAAGGCTGCTGAACAATCAGTTATATTTAATAAGAAAACTGGTCAATTTGACATGTCAGCAAAAGAGATGCATAGACTTAAAATTATTGCTGAACAAACTGGTATTGCTTATGATGATTTGGTAACTGCTGGTAAGAATGCTAAGAAATTTAGTATGATTAACGCTCAAGTTAATTTTGATTTTGGTGGTGATAAAGACCTTAAAGAATATGTTACTAATAAATCATTCTTAGATGAAAAAGGTGACGCTAAAATTGTTTTAAATGGTGAACCTAAGTTATTAAAAACATTATCACAACAAGATAAGAATATTTTAAAAACACAAATGCAAGAGCAAGCTTCATTAAAGGCTAGAGCTCAAGAAGCACAATCATTTGATGAAACATTATCAAATTTAATTATGCAATTGAAAATATATTTATTACCTTTGATAACTAAATTAAGCGACCCTAAGAAAGGTTTAGTTGCTAAATTGCAAGATTTCTCAGAAAAAATAAATAAAAAAGGTGGTTTAGGTGAAAC